CGGAGCAAAAGGCGGACTCCATATCCCTTTTTGTTTCCAAAAGAGCCTTGCTTACGCCAACGGCGAGCTGTTTGCGGCGGCCGATACCGGCGATGTCGCTGGCCTCTTGGACGAAGGTGTCCACCTTGACGGCGCGGCGGAACATCTGTCCGCGGGCGCTCAAGAGGGCGCGGTTTTTGGCCGGATCGTCGAACGTGGAAACGTCCGAGTTGCTCAAGACGCCGTCGAAGGACGGGTCGTTGTATTTGTCGGCCTGAAAACTGTAAACGGCCGCATTAGATATATCTTGGCCCTTTCGAGCCGCACTTACGAAGGGCGTGTTTTTAGCATCGACGATTGTGATTACGTCGCTCAGGTCTTCACGTTGACCTACTGTAGGAAAAATAGTTCCAGCAGACATGATTGGTTGATTCTTTCTTTGTTTGGGTTAGCTAAGAAGACTCTCGGCGAAGGCTTCCAGCGATTGGCGGTCGCCTCGTTCGTAGAGTCGTTTTGCAGCGTCTTTGCTGCTTGTCTTGGTGGCAGATTTGGCTGCGCTAACCGGGGATGCAGGTGTGGGAAGTTTGGCTTCTGATTTTGCTGACGAGACTTTCTTGGCGGCGCTGGCTTTGGCCTTTTGGGCTTCTTGCTTTTGCATGAGCTGCTGTTCGCCGTACAAGGCGAGGCCGACCCAGTATTCGACTTGGGGCAGCTTGAGCAGCTCGGGCGCTTGCTTCACGGTCGCTTGGTAGGCCGTGTTGAGCGCGGTGCCTTTGGTGAAGATGTCGGGGAACAGGTTCTTGGCTGCCTCGACGGCCGGCTGGCGTTGGGCGAGCCATTGCTGGCGCGCGGGCGCGTGCAGGGTCAAAACGTCATCTGCTTTGAGCAGATATTCTTTGACGGCATCGCTGTCTACATAGACCTCGCTGCCGTCTGGACGCTTTACCGTGGCGCCGTCGCTGTTCTTTAGTGCCCAGCGGCGGACTTCCTGCGCGCTTTTGACCTTAGCCTCGAGCGCTTCCGGGGTATCGACATCAGCCAGCGGGTTGTCCGCGGAGGGCTGAAGGACGGGGCGGCTGGCCTCGTTGACCTGCGCCTCTAGTTCGGCGAGCTTGGTCTTGGCCGCGCTGTATTCTGTCTCCAGCGTCTGCGCCTTTTCCTCGGCTTCCTTGCGTTTTGCCGTCAGTTTATCGATCCGTTTCTGGACCTTCTCTTGCGGCACTAGAGCGTCGTCGTCCTCGGACTCTTCGTCCTCGGCATCTTCATCTTCGGACTCCTCCGCGGGCTTTTCAGCCTCGGATTCATCCGACTCGTCATTGTCAGAGAGCTTTTCTTCTTCGGCGTCGGTCTTTTGATCAGCCGCTTCCGGTGCTGGTTGATCCAGTCCGACTAGCGCTTCGCTGATCGACATAACGTCGAAATCCACCTCTGCGGCCGGAGCCGCTTCCTCTGTCGCCATGAGCTTAACCCTCTCAAGTAGGAACCAGGCTGTGCGTCAGCCAGACCGATCAAACCTCGCGCGCCATGAGGGCACTACTCCACTTTGATACGTCTATTATCTCACACTACTGGACAAATGTCCAGCACTATTTTGCAAGAATGTATTGTTTAACGATACTCCGCTTATGTCTTCCGGCGACATCTGGATAGAATCGGCTATAGTTCTGCACAAGTGATTGCACTTTGTGTCACAAAATGTGCGGTGTTTTTGCAGCGACAAGTCGCTTAATGACAGCTTCACGCTACACTAAGCGGGTGTAGTGTTGCCGCACGGCAACATTTTGCCGTGTGGCTTGAACTATTGCGCAATTTGTATGCGCCTACTGGACTTTTGCCGCCGCCTCCCGGCGCATCTCCAAGGCGTCCCACAGTTCCTGCAGGGCGTTGAGCTGGCCGGCGGCGTGGGCGAGGTAGCCGGGTTCTTTGGCGGTGGCCATGGTGGCGACCAAGGTGCTGGCGTCAGCGATCCGGTCCTGCAACTCCAGCATGACGGCGAGGTAGGCGGGCGGCGCCTGGTCGCGGGAGAAGGCGAGGGCGCCCTCGCGGTCGAAGTCTTCGCTGACGGTGTAGAGGTCAGTGGGGATGGTTTTGGTTTTGGTGAACATAAGGTGTTTGCTGTTTGCGAATGGCGAATTAGCCGCGGCGCATAACGATAATCTCTAGGGCATGGATGGCGTTCTGCAGGTGTGGGCCGCATTCCCGGCAGATGGGGCCGTAGTGGGTGTCGTGGCCGTGGATGTCTTGGATACGAAGCGGCTTGGCACAGATGCCGCAGCGTGGGATGTCACTGCCGCGGCGTCCGGGGCGCAGGCGGCTAGGCGGGGATGGCGGCGACATGGTCATCAGTAGCTGCCTCCTCCGTGGCTGCGCAGGATGTCGCCTTCGACGTTGATGGCATCGGAGAGGCAAACGTAACGAAGCAAATCTACAAAATCTTTTGTCGCCCCTTTTTTCCCGTCCGCTGCGGTGTAGGTCTGCAGGCAGTAAATGAGGTTCTTGCAGTTCTCCGAGATGTAGAGCTTCGGCTGGTTGCGGGAGTCCACCGGCTTCTCGGGGTTGTATGACAGGGCGTCATTGATCATGCTGACGCCCTCATCGATGCTGTCGCCGGGTGTTGCGGTGAAGAGCATGCCGAGGTCGGCCATCTCATCGATGAGGGTCGTCGGGGATTCCTTGCCTAGCGTGCGGGCGTTGCCGTAGCGACTATCCATCCACCTTTCAAAGATTTCCTCGCCGGCCTCAACGCGCAGGATCTCGTCCTTGTAGCGCTCGAGGCCGAAGCCGAAGTCCTGCTGCGCGGGTCCGGGCTTGCCGTCGAGCTTCTTGCCATCCGGCAGCGCCCATTCGCCGGCGTAGCCCACGCCTTCGATGTAGGACGTTTGGTCGGGCCACTCGCGGTAGACGACGATACGGCCGGCAGTGTCGTGGACAGTCCAAATCATCGCCCAGTTTTTGCCAGACGCCGGATCGACCCAATGGTAGCGGGTGCCTTGCGGGACATCTGAGGTGCGGATGACGTGGACCTTGGGATTGAACAAGGGGAAGCGGCCGCTGATGGCTTTGGTCGGGACGCCGTAAGCGCGGCAAAGGATTTTTTCTTTGGTCTCGCTCTGCAGCTCCTTCTTCATCCGCGACCAGCCGGCCCAAGGATTTGACTGGGTGTGGAAGTAAAGGATCGGGCGACCTTTCGGATTGATCTGCTCAATGGGCACTTTGTCGTAGCCGGAGATCTCGCCTTTGTCGTTTTTGAGCGGCAGCAGCTCGGCGTCCGTATCGGTGACGGTCTTGGCGCCAGATAAGTAGTCGGCCACAGTCGGCGACCAGCCTTCCACCGGCGTGAATGTCACGGCGAGCTTGCCGTTCCGGTCCACCAAGCGGAACCGGAGCGTTTCGAGGACATCCAGCGGGACCAGCTCGTCCGCCCAGGCAAAATCGATTTCGCCGCCCTCCAGCGTGCTTGGATCTTGAGCGTAGTTGCGGAAAATGCAGATCGATTGGTTTGGTGCAACGAATTTTGCCTCGGTAAAGCCACCCTTGACGCTGTAGGTGATGTTTGTGACCTGTCCCTTGCGGGCGCTCCTCCACTCAGGAGGCATATATTTCCATACGCGGGGCTGCATTAGCTCAATGCTGTTTGGCGCGGTGGTCTGGAACAGCCACGCAACGGCGCCCGGCTTGGAATACATGATTTTGATAGCTTCCTTCGCCGCCCACTCCGTCTTTCCTGAGCGGTTGCCTCCAAGCACCAAGATCTCGCGGTGCTTTTCCAGCAATTCGGACGCGCGCTTCCACACCGGCGGGATGTAGCCATGGCGGAACGGGTCTGATGCCTCGCGGGCGATCAGCTCTTCCCTCGTTTTTAAGTATTTCCAGCCTTCGTCGGCGCCCAGTTTTTCGAGCAAGTCGAGATCGACCTGCATGACAGGGTGCGGTGTGGGCTTGAAGCGCGTCTGGTGCTCGTTCACGAAAAATAAATGGGCGCCGGCTGGTTGGCGCGCGGCCCCTCCCAGAGCCGATGTTGTTTATGCCGAGCCGGCGCCCAAAATGTCCAAAGTCGGATTCTCTGCGCAGGCGAGCTGGTCGATGCGCGCGGTCAGCCACCGGCCGCCATTCTCGCGGCAGACAGTGACGTAATCGTTCTCAAGGCCGCCCTGTGCGACAACGTAGAGGACTCGGCAGGTGCCGATGCCGTCTAC